ATACCATCATCGGACTTGACCCTGCTATGGCAGGTGCTACAGGTGCGGTAGTATGTACCTACAACAGAGCAGATGGGCGTATCTACGTTCTAGATGCTGTCAATATGACAGAGCCAACCCCTGCCAAGATTCAGAACCTTATCGAGGACTGGGTTGAGAAGTACAGACCGCAAGAACTGCGTATTGAAATTAACGCACACCAGAAGGCTTACGCCCTGGATGATAACTTGCGTAACTTCCTTGCAGGGTACGGCACACAATTAAATTCACACTTTACTGGTAAGAACAAGTGGGACACCTCTTTTGGTGTGGCTTCTATGGCTACGCTCTTTGGTAATACCCGTGATGGTCGTTTCCAGGATAACAACATTATTGAACTACCAAGTAACGAAGGTTCTGAAGGTCTGAAGACCTTGGTACAGGAACTTATTACTTGGAAGCCAGACACTAAGAACCCAACTGACGTTGTTATGGCTTTATGGTTTGCAGTGATTCGCATTAGAGAAATGATGCAACGCTCAAGCCAAGCATCACAGTACGCAAGCAACAGATGGGCGACCCGCGCTCAGGTTGAACGCAGATACGCAATCAACTTAGATGACGCATTCGCTGACCAATGGTCACAACAATACAGTTAGGATAACAATGGCATTATCGATGGAACAGGTAGCAGCACGCGTTGAAGCGTTACGTTACCGTAATAGCGAGCGCGATGCTCGCAACCAAGATGTCCTTGCAGTCCGTAAGGGTCAAATCTCACAGGTTTACCCTGACTTCTTTCCAGATGGCGTAGACGCTAACGTAGTTGCTAACTTCATTGATGTGGTAGCACGCGACCTATCCGAGGTCATGGCTCCACTCCCAGCAGTAAACTGCTCAGCGGCTAACTCTGTCAGCGACAAAGCACGTGCTTTTGCTGATAAGCGTACCCGTATTGCATCAAATTACTTTTCACACTCTGACCTATCAGTACAGATGTACTCAGGTGCAGACTGGTATCTAACATATGGTTTCGTTCCATTCATGATTGAGTTGGACGAAGAAGCAAAGATGCCGCGTATTCGCATAGAAAATCCGATTGGGGCTTACCCAGAATTCGACCGCTATGGACGCTGCGTTGCATTTGCTAAGCGATATCTAATGACGCTTGGAGAACTGGTTTCTCAGTTCCCTGAGTATGAGCGCGAACTACTTGGCGCTAATGGATACAAGCAGGACTTGTACTCACAGGTAGAGATGGTTCGGTACTATGATAAGGACCAATCATTAATTTATTTACCAACCAAAAAGAATTTAGTTTTATCTTACGCGGCTAATCCCCTTGGTAAGATGATGGTTGTCGTGGCGCGTAAGCCGTCGATTGATGGCGAACTGCGTGGACAATTCGACGACGTATTAGGTATCCAACTTCTCCGCAACCGTTTCGCCTTATTGGCAATGGAAGCAGCAGAGAAAAGTGTTCAAGCACCAATTGTATTACCTCAAGACGTACAAGAACTCCAGTTGGGTGGCGATGCGGTTATCCGTACCGCCAACCCTGCTGGCGTTCGACGTGTCGAATTAAACATTCCAGCAGGCGCGTTCACAGAGCAGAACCTACTTAACCAGGAACTTCGTGCAGGTACTCGTTACCCAGAAGGACGTTCAGGTAACATCGATGCAAGCATCGTTACTGGTCAAGGCGTACAGGCACTTATGGGTGCATTTGATACACAGGTCAAATCAGCACAGGCAATCTTTGCATCATCACTACGTGATGTCATTAGCCTATGTTTTGAAATTGACGAAAAGATGTATCCAGAAGAAAAGACCATTCGTGGTGTAGACTCTGGTTCTCCTTACGAGATTACATACAAGCCATCAAGAGACATCAAGGGCGACTTCTCTGCAGATGTGCGTTATGGTATGCTTGCGGGTCTTAACCCAGCACAGGGACTTATCTTTATGCTACAGGCTCTAGGTGGCGGTCTTATCTCTAAGGATATGGCTATGCGTGAACTACCATTTACGGTTAACGTAACACAAGAACTTGAAAAGATTGAAATTGAAAGTATGCGTGCATCACTCCTTGGTGGTATTACTGCAATGGCTCAGGCTATTCCAGCGATGGCTACATCAGGTGGAGACCCAGCATCTATCGTAACTAAGATTGCGGGAGTCATTACTGCTCGTCAAAAGGGTACAACTCTTGAAGACGCTGTTGCAGAAGCATTTGCTCCTGAGCAACAAGTTCCTCCTGTTGGGGCTGCACCTTCCCCTGTTGAGCAGCCGTCCCCTGTTCCAGGCGCGGCTCCAGCAGGAGGCCTTCCACCAGAAGGTCCAATGGGTATGCCAGCACCAGCACCAGCACCAGATATTCAAACAATTTTATCTACCCTTAGTGGTAGTGGCAAAGCAACGGGACGAGTAACAACTAGGGGATAAAATGACTACGCTAGTAGCAATCCAGGGTGACGGATGGTCGGTACTAGGGTGTGATTCCCGATTAAGCGACGACAATGGACGCTTTCAAGTAAGTAAAACACCAAAGATTGTAGAAAACAATGGTGTATTAATTGCTGGATGTGGTTCATCTCGCGCAAGTAATGTGTTACATTATGGCTATGTGCAACCTAAGCCAACTATAAAAGAAGATTTGAATACTTACATGACACAGAAGTTCATTCCGCAGATGCGTAAGAACTTTGTTGATGCAGGTATTGATATGAAAGAGGACGGCGATGTTGCGCAAAACGAAGGTGGATTCCTCGTATCCATTAAGGGTCAAGTTTTTTCGATTTCTGATGATTACTCTTGGGATACCGATGTTCGTAATGTATATGTTATGGGTAGCGGTGGCGATGTCGCCCTCGGTGCATTGGCAGCGTTGGGTGTGGAAAAAGTAAAAACAGTTAATCAAGCAGAGACAATGATTCGTAAAGCAATTGCTATTGCAATTCAATACGATAACATGTGCTCTGAACCAATTCATACATTTAGACAATTTAAGTAGGAGGAACAATGGCTGTAGAGAATCGTGGCGGTGCCAATGGCGGACCGCAGTATAATCCAGCCAACGTTTCAGGCACAGGCGGAGCAGGACAGAGCGGTAATTATACAGGCTTTGCCTATGGACAAAATAAAGCAATCAACCAAGACCGTGTGACAGGTAACCAAGCAGTGAAATCTATTAAAGCATCAGATGTTTCAGCGCCAGAAAAACCTTATGGTGGAATGAATTTTCCAGAACTCGGTACATTATTTGACCCAGATACCAACCCAATGGAACCAATGACTACAGGTGTAGATGGTTTCCGTGGTGCTGGCGAAGAAGCACTTCCTAAAGGAATGCAAAACAACACTCGTCCAGATGAAAATCTTGCATTAGCACAACAGTATCTACCAGATTTGGTAATTGCTGCACAGTCTAAAGATGCACCAGACTCATTCAAGCGCTTTGTTAACTACTTAATGGCACAATAATGGCAGATGTAACATTCATGCCTGGCAGTTTTTTTGACAACGTAGACAAGTTTGCTAGTTCACTTGGCTATCAGAACGCAGGAATAGTATTTGAACTTTCTATGATACCTTGGAAGTCACCAGAAGACCGCGATGCATTCATCATGGGCATTACTGGAGAAGACGTTAAGGGTGGACGAGAATATAAATATATTAAACGAGATTACTAGGAGGTAGTAATGGCTTGGTGGAATGACTTCACAACCACTATCTCCGCAATACCTACCGCCCTTAAAAGGTTAACTGGTGGCGGAAATTATTTAAGTGATGAAGAACGTGCAAAAGAAGAGGTTCTTCATAATACCGTAAAAGATTCACTACGAACAATTGATTCAGGTTTAAGCAATTTTCCTGGATTTGGCGTTGGTAAAAAAGTAGTTAAAGGCGTAGGAGATAAGTTACTCCAAGGCGCTGTTACACTCAACCAAGAAGTTCTTTCTCCATACATTTTTCGTCCTATCTCAACTGCTGCACTTCTTACAGACTTTCAGTCTCCCCTTTACAAGAAGGGTCAATACGAAGAAGGCTTTCAGTTTGACGATGTAAAGGCTGCCTACAATCGTAGCGCAAAGGTGTCTGCTATGCAGGCACTTACAATGTCAGACCTTACTCCAATTAGCGGTCTTTCTGCTGTAGTTCTACCTTTAGGTGGAATTGACGTAGATAAAATTGACCTATGGAATGATGAGAGCATCAAGCAGAACTACGTTGACAATGCTGTCGGTCGTTGGTTTACTGGTATTGGTGACTTTGTTGTAGGTAACGCTGGCATTATTGGCGCTGGTAAAGTAATCGGTGCAGTTGCTAGACCTGTTGGAACTAAAGCAGGTATTTACACTAAGCGAAAGACTGTCGACCAACTTGAGTTGGACATGGACAATGGTATTAACTATGCTAGCACTAATGGTGCTATGGGTTCTCAGACTGTCTCAGGCAACCACATGGTTGTACTTGCAGAGAGCAAGGACTGGGGTACAATTACCAATTTGGTAACTAAGTACAGTACTAATGAGAAGTTAATTCCTCTTATTCATGAAGCAACAGATGCTAATGCTGTTAAGGATTTAATCCTTGCAGATAAGGGTAATGTTGCCGCATTAGAGCGTCTTTCTGTTACCGCACCAGATAAGTTATTTGATTTGTCAAACACTCAAGCGCAATTACAGAACAAGTTCCTACAAACTGGACAGACATACATTCCAGAAGGTGCTGCAGTTCCACGTCTTAAGTCTGCATTTGAAGCCGCTATTGCTAATGACCCACAGTTTGTAAAGATTCGTGACGCATTCTTTGACCCAGATTATAGCCTTACCCCTGGCGGTAAGTTGTATAATCCTATGGAACCAGTTATTGGTACAGGTCTTGCAATTAAGGTTGGCGAGTCTATTCGCTCAGCAAAATCAGCAGCACGATTCCGTGAGTTTGATAGATTTGCAGACATCCTAGAATCTAATGTTCTCACAAGAGGTCCTGGACGTATTGGCATTAAGATGGTTAAGTTTGCAACACGCCAATCAGAGTACAAGCCATTAGGCTTTGTTACATTCTCTGGCGTACGCCCACTAGATGGTCGCGTAGAACTTAACGCATTCCTTAATAACCTTAAATTATTTCAGGATGGTGCAGCAAAGATTGAAACTGCACCGAATGTATTTGAAAAAGTAGGCGATATTCGTCGTGCTTTTGAAGAAAAATACATGATGTCACTTGGTAAGAACGAAGTACAGGCTCTTG